TTAACTACATGGAATAACTATAATAGATTACGGTTATATGCAAGAGGAGAACAGCCTACTCAAAAATATAAAGATGAATTATCTATTAATGGTGATTTATCCTATCTTAATTTAGATTGGAAACCTGTTCCTATTATATCTAAATTTGTAGATATATTGACTAATGGAATTTCTGCTAAAGATTATGATATAAATGCATATGCCCAAGACCCAGAATCTTTAACTAAAAGAACAAGTTATGCTAAAATGTTAGCAGAAGATATATTTGCTAAAGATACGATGAAGCAGATTACTGATCAGCTTGGTTCTGATTTATCGCGTACTAGTATATCACAAGAAGAATTGCCTACTACAAAAGAAGAATTAGAGCTTCATATGCAATTAAGCTACAAACAAGCTATAGAAATTGCAGAAGAAGAAGCGATTAATCAAATATTAGATCAAAATAGATTTGATTTAATCAAACGCAGAATGAATTATGATTTAGTAACTTGTGGAATTGCTGCATCTAAAACTAATTTTAATTTAGCCAATGGAATAACAGTTGATTATGTTGATCCAGCTTATATGATTTATTCTTACACAGAAGACCCAAATTTTGAAGATATATATTATGTAGGGGAAGTGAAAGCTGTTACAATTCCAGAACTTAAAAAGCAATTTCCTAATATTCCAAATGAAGAATTAGAAAAAATCCAACAACAAAAAGGAAATAGAAATTATTTATATGGTAATGGAGCATTTGATGAGAATTCAATTCAAGTATTATATTTTGAATATAAAACATATAGTGATCAAGTATTTAAAATAAAAGAAACGCCTTACGGGTTAAAAAAAGCTTTAGAAAAACCTGACACTTTTAATCCACCATTAAATGATAATTTTGAAAGAGTTGGTAGAACTATAGAGGTTTTATATAAAGGAGTTAAAGTTTTAGGAACTAATACTATGTTGCAATGGGAAATGGCAGAAAACATGACTAGGCCTTTTGCTGATACTACTAAAGTAGAAATGAATTATGCTATTTGTGCGCCTCGAATGTATAAAGGGCGTATTGATTCTATTGTAAGTCGAATTACTGGGTTTGCTGATATGATTCAGTTAACACATTTAAAACTTCAACAAGTTATAGCTAGAATAGTACCGGATGGTGTATTTTTAGATATGGATGGTTTGGCAGAAGTTGATTTAGGTAATGGTACAAATTATAATCCAGCTGAAGCTTTAAATATGTATTTCCAAACTGGTTCAGTTGTGGGTAGATCTTTAACACAGGATGGTGAATTAAATAGAGGAAAAATACCCGTACAAGAATTGGCTACTAATTCAGGACAAGCAAAGATTCAAAGTTTAATTCAAACATATAATTATTATTTACAAATGATAAGAGATGTGACCGGATTAAATGAAGCTAGAGATGGTAGTTTGCCGGATAGAGATACTTTAGTTGGTCTTCAAAAAATTGCAGCACAACAATCTAATATAGCTACTAAGCATGTTAATAATGCTAGTTTATGGTTAACCCTAAGAATCTGTGAAAATATTGCTAAGAAAATTGGTGATATGCTAGAATATCCATTAACGGCTAATGCATTAAAACAAAGCATTTCCACTTTTGATACAGAAACATTAAAAGAAATTGATCATTTATCTTTGCATGATTTTGGTATATTTTTAGATTTAGAACCTGATGAAGAAGAAAAAGCTACATTAGAACAAAATATTCAAGTAGCTTTATCAGGTGGTGGTATCGATTTAGAAGATGCAATAGATATTAGACAGATACGTAATTTAAAATTGGCTAATCAATTATTAAAACAAAAACGTAAACAAAAACAACAACGCGACCAGCAAATACAAGAACGTCAGATTCAATTAACTGCGGCTGCAAATGCAGATGCAGCAGAAAAAGCAGCTGAAGTAGAATTACAAAAACAACAAGCATTAGCTGAAAAAGAATTACAAATTGAACAAGGTAAGTCTCAATTTGAAATTCAAAGAATGCAAACTGAAGCAGAAATTAAACGTCAATTAATGGCAGAGGAATTTAATTATCAATTGCAATTAGAGCAAATGAAAATGCAAGCAGACCAGCAAAAAGAAAAAGATATAGAAGATAGAAAAGACAAAAGAGTTAAAATCCAGGGATCACAACAAAGTGATATGATAGATCAAAGAAATAATGATTTATTACCTATAGATTTTGAAAACAAAGGCCAAACAGGAATGTTTCCTACGGCTTAATTATTAATTATTTAATTATATTTTATTATGGCAGAACAAAAAGCGGCCGTCGAGGTCAAGCAAGAAGGTGACTTTAAAATAAAGTCAAAACCTAAAAAAATGAAGGACTTAGGAAGTAAGTCAAAAAATGAAGTAGTAAAAGTAGATTTAACTAAACCAGTAACAGATGAGGTAAAATCAAATGTTATTAAGGTAGATTTAACAAAACCAAAAACAGATGCCGTTCAAGAGCAAAAAACAGAGACAGTGGATGTGGATAAACGAGCCGGAGATGGCGAGAAAGTGGACACAGGAACACGGGTCAGCGATACAAAGGAAGAGCCCGTTGCAGAAGTTGAGGTGCAAACTCCGATCGAAGAAATAATTGAAGAGGTTGTAGAAACTACTCCAGAAAAAATTGAAAATATTCAAGAGGTAACTAAGGAGCCTGTTGTGGCAACACAACAACTCCCACAAAACGTTGATAAACTTGTAAAGTTTATGGATGAAACAGGTGGGACAGTAGAGGACTATGTTAAACTCAATAGAGATTATGATAAATTAGATGATAATTCTTTATTACATGAATATTATAACCAAACAAAACCTCATTTATCACAAGATGAAATTAACTTTTTAATTGAAGATAAATTTCAAGTAGATGAGGATGTAGACGAACAAAGAGATATACGTAGAAAAAAGCTAGCTTATAAAGAAGAAGTTGCTTTTGCGAAAAAGGATTTAGAAAGTTTAAAAAATAAGTATTATGCTGATATTAAACAACGTCCCGGAGTAACACAAGAACAACAAAAAGCCACAGATTTTTTCAATCGTTATAATAAACAGCAAGAAACTATAAAGCAAAGTCATGAAGCGTTTCAAAAACGGACCAAAGATTTATTTGATACAGAATTCAAAGGTTTTGATTATTCTGTAGGTGAAAAGAAATTTAGGTATAAAGTTCAAGATCCTTCAAAAATAGCTAAGAGTCAATCTGATATTAATAATTTTATTAACAAATTTGTTGATAAAGAAGGAAATATCAATGATACTCCAGGTTATCATAAAGCTTTATATGCTGCTATGAATGCTGACAAATTAGCAAGTCACTTTTATGAACAAGGGAAAGCTGATGGTGTTAAAGACATGGTCAAGCAATCCAAGAACCCAGCTAAAGATGCGCCGAGGCAAGTTGCCCAAGGGGACGTGTTTATAGATGGATTAAAGGTGAGAGCTATAAGTGGAACAGATTCATCAAAATTGAAAATTAAACGAACATTTAACAATTAAAATTTAAAATTATGCCTTTAAATCCCCAATTTGGAACGATAATCCCTAGTCAGGTACAACAAATACTTGCTACGAATTATTTAAATTTTGCTGGAGGTGGAGTAACATTCGCACAGCAATATTTGCCAGAAATCTACGAACAAGAGGTTGAAAGATACGGTAATAGAACTTTATCTGGATTCTTAAGAATGGTAGGAGCTGAGCTTCCGATGACAAGTGACCAAGTAATCTGGTCAGAACAAAATAGATTACATATTGCTTATGATAACTGTACGTTTGCAGCTCCTGGTGTAGGTGCGGCTAACGCTATTACTATACCGGCTGGTGTAACTAACGTTATATCTCCAAGATCAACCATCGTTGTGATGGATGACTTCGGCGGTGAAGTAAAGTGTTTAGTTGTTTCATCTAACGTTGGACCTGGTGCGGTTACTATAAATGTTGATCCTTACACAGCTGCTACTATTGCTGCTGCAGGTTTAGTAGGAAACGTAAAAATATTTGTTTACGGTTCTGAATATCTGAAAGGATCTACAACACCTAACGCTGCTGCTGGTCCTGCATTAGTTGCTGGAACTAGCTACGTAAGTGTTGATCCAAATTTCACACAATTCCAAAACAATCCTATCATTGTAAGAAGCAAATACACAGTATCTGGTTCTGATATGGCTCAAATAGGTTGGGTTGAAGTTGCTACGGAAGATGGAACTTCTGGATACCTTTGGTATCTAAAAGCTGAGTCTGAAACAAGACTTAGATTTGAAGATTATTTAGAAATGATGTGTGTTGAAGCTGAGCTTGTTGCTGCTGCTTCTCCAATCGTTGCTCAAACTGAAGCAAATGGTTCTGAAGGACTTTTTGCTGCTATTCAGAATAGAGGTAACGTAATGGTTGGCTTTAGTGCTGCTACAGGTATCGGTGACTTTGATGATATTCTTAGAAACTTAGATACTCAGGGAGCTATTGAAGAAAACATGTTATTCTTAGATAGACAAACTGCTTTGGATTTTGATGATATGCTAGCTGCAATATCTTCAGGTGCGCAAGGTGGTACTGCTTATGGACTATTTGAAAACTCAGAAGAAATGGCTTTAAACTTAGGTTTTAGCGGTTTCAGAAGAGGTTCTTATGATTTCTATAAAACAGACTGGAAATACCTTAACGACGCTTCAACGCGTGGTGGAATGACTGGCCCTGCTTCTATAGAAGGAGTATTAGTCCCTGCTGGTACGACTACTGTCTATGATCAAATTCTTGGTACTAACATTAGGAGACCTTTCTTACACGTAAGATATAGAGCTTCTGAAGGTGATGACCGAAGAATGAAATCATGGTTAACAGGTTCTGCAGGTGGAGCTTATACTAGTGATCTTGATGCAATGGAAGTTAACTTCCTTTCAGAAAGATGTTTAGTAACTCAAGCTGCTAACAACTTCGTATTATTCCAAGGAGTATAATCATTGTAAAGGTAACGGGCACTTCGGTGCCCATAACCTTTATTTTTTAACTATTTAATTATATTATATTATGGCAAAAAACAAAAAAGAAGAGGTGGCTATAGAAGAATTACCAGTCGTAGAAGGACAAGTAATTGAAAATGTAGCTCAACCTATTAAAGTAAAACCAGTTAAAAAAGATGACTGGGAAATAAAAGATAGAACTTATATACTTAAAGGAGATAAAGAACCTTTAACATTTACTATTCCAAGTAAACATACTCGAAGACACCCTTTGTTATGGTTTGATCAATCAGCCAAAGAACAAAGAGAATTAAGGTATGCTACTAATATGAATAGTCCTTTTGTAGACGAACAAAAAGGAGAAGTTACTATGGGACATATAACTTTTAGAGATGGCTCATTACATGTTGCAAGCAAAGATGTTGCATTACAAAAGTTATTGTCTTTATATCATCCGATGAAAGATCGTAAGTACGCAGAATATGTACCTAAGCAAATTGCATCTGATGAATTAGTAGATCTAGAATATGAAATTGAAGCACTACTTGCAGCAAGAATGATGGATGTAGATGAAGCTGAAGCTATTGTAAGAGTAGAGCAAGGAAATGTAGTAGATTCATTATCTTCTAAAGAAGTAAAAAGAGATCTAATGTTACTAGCTAAAAGAAATCCTAAATTATTTTTAAGCTTAGCGGCTGATGAAAATGTAGGATTAAGAAACGCTGGAATTAAAGCTGAATCTCAGGGACTAATAAGATTATCCCAAGATCAGAGAACATTCCATTGGGGTAGTAATGATAGAAAGTTGATGACAGTACCATTTGATGAAAATCCTTACACAGCATTAGCTGCGTGGTTTAAAACAGATGATGGGGTAGAAGTATATAAGTCGGTAGAAAAACAACTTCAATAATAATATAAGGGGCGGATACGTCCGCCTCTATATTAAATAATAAAAATATAATGGCAGTAAACGTAGATATAGTTTATAAAACAGTTTTATTAATCCTTAACCAACAGCAAAGAGGGTATATGACACCTGATGAATTCAATAAAACGGCTACTCAGGTGCAATTAACTATATTTGAAAGTTATGCAAGTGATTTAAACCAACAGTATAGATTACCAGATAATGATACTGAATATGGAGATCGCGTAAAAAATATTGAACAGAAATTACAATTCTTTCAAAAATACATAAATAATGCATCTACACCTGGAGCTATAACAGGAGTCAATCCTTTTACTATAGATTTAACTGTAGTAACTGATCTATATAGATTAGGGTCGGTAATGTATCAAGGTGTACAATTAGGACAATATTCACAAAGAAATGAGGTAACACAATTATTCCTTTCCCCGTTAACTCAACCTACTGAAAAATTCCCCATATATTTATATGAGTCAGGACAGTTATTTGTATTTCCTAATACAATTATAACACCTAATGATATAAATATATCTTATTTGGCAACTCCAACTAATGTAGTATGGGATTATACTACTGGAGGACTAGGCCAATATATATTTGATCCGGTTGGTGGTGCTGGTTCTTTATCCACAAATTTTGAATTAGATATATCAGAACAAACAGAAATAATCCTAAGAATACTAGCTTATGCTGGTGTTATAATACAAGAT